TTTAGTGCCCATTAGGGACTACATTGACTATATAGGAAGCAATGGAAACAAAAGACCAGGTGTCTTCTTCCAGTGTTACAGATTCTGGTGTTATAGAGGTTCCAGTGCCTGTAAAGCAGAAGAACCCAAACGGTGCTGGCAGACCTAAGAAGTCGGCTATCGCTGCTAAAAAGAAGCGTGAATTGCGTGGTCGTCCGCCAGGCGAAGCAGCACGCATTAGAGAGTTTCATGCTAGGTTGCTCACCACCAAAGGCGACCACATCATTGAGACCATTATTAAGAAAGCCTTAGATCCTACTGATAAGGATCAGGCTGCGATGCTAAAGATGTGTGCCGATAGATTGCTGCCTTTATCTTATTTTGAAAAAGGTAAAGCAGAAGGCAACAAAGGCATCACCATTAATATCAGCGGCCTCACCGATGCTAAGATTGCCGCTGAAGAGACAATAGACGCTGAGGATGTAGATTACAATGAATCTTGACATCCAGTTGTTACCGTGGCAGCAAGATGTATGGAATGATAATAGCCGCTTCAAAGTAGTTGCTGCTGGCCGTCGTACTGGTAAATCCAGATTAGCAGCATGGATGCTCATAGTCGAGGCGCTGCAGACCAATAAAGGTCATGTGTGGTATGTCGCACCAACGCAGGGCCAAGCACGAGACATTATGTGGCTCACGTTATTGGAACTTGGGAACCCTGTTATTGAATCTTCCCACGTCAATAATATGCAAATCAAACTCGTCAACGGTGCGGTTATATCGTTGAAGGGAGCAGATAGGCCAGAGACAATGCGTGGTGTCAGTCTAAAGTTTGTTGTGCTAGACGAATACGCAGACATGAAGCCTGCAGTGTTTGAACAGATTCTGCGGCCTGCATTGGCAGACTTAAAAGGCAAAGCCTTGTTTATCGGTACGCCGATGGGGCGCAACCACTTTTATGACTTGTACACTTATGGTTCTAACGGGAAAGACGAAGACTACAAATCCTGGCACTTCACCAGTTTCGACAATCCGTTGCTCGACCCCAACGAAATCGAAACAGCAAGAAAGTCCATGTCTTCTTTTGCGTTCAGAACCGAGTTCATGGCTTCTTTCGAAGCAGCCTCTGGTGGCGTCTTCAAAGAAGAGTGGCTGAAGTATGACGATCAAGAACCCAACATTGGCAGATACTATATTGCAGTTGACCTTGCTGGCTTTGAAAACGTTGCCTCTGCAACCACAGCCAAAAAGAAAAGACTCGACCAATCTGCTATTGCTATTGTTAAGGTCACGCCTGATGGAACTTGGTTCGTCAAAGACATTGAGTTTGGACGATGGGACATCAAAGAGACAGCACAAAGAATCTTTGAAGCAGTCAGAGACTATGAACCTGTCTGTGTAGGCATCGAAAGAGGCGCACTTAAGAATGCAGTGTTGCCTTACTTAACAGACATGATGAGGCGTTATAACTTCTACTTTAGAATCGACGATCTAACACACGGTAATAAGAAGAAGACTGACAGGATTGCTTGGTCACTGCAAGGCAGGATGGAACATGGGAAGATTGTGTTCAACGAAGCAGCCTGGAATAGAGAAGTAGTAGATGAGTTGATGAACTTTCCTAATCCACAGGTCCACGATGACTTGATTGATGCACTAAGTTACATTGACCAGATTGCGATAGCAGAAGTATTACAAGATGTAGACGACGACACCTACGAACCAATGGATGCCATAGCAGGCTACTAAGGAGTAAAAATGCACTACGAAAACGGCTACGAAAAAGAGTACGAAGACGAAGAATATGGCATGATGGCCCCACTAAACTGGGATGCACTTGTCAAGAATCCTAATGTCTTTGATGTTATCAAGGACGAGATTGAGAAGAAGTTTAGTGCAGAGTGCATGATGCGTGTCATCACCGCTGCCAAGCAAGAAGGCCTCAAGGATGACAAAGTCTTCCTACCCATGCCTAAGATGGAAGTTGTTAGTCTGTTTGAGTCATCTCTTGACGAGGATCTATAATGGAAGACAAAGACTATCAGTACAGTAGTCGTGATATGAAGATCACGGAATGGATCATGGGCCATATCGATGATTGGCGCAACCAACGTGATGAGAACTACCTAGAGTCTTGGAAAGAGTATGAGCGCCTCTGGCGTGGCATCTGGGCTGGTGAAGACCGGACACGCGACTCTGAACGCTCCAAAGTAGTCACTCCTGCTCTGCAGCAGGCTATCGAGACCTCTGTAGCCGAGATTGAAGAGGCTGTGTTTGGTCGCGGTGAGAAGTTCTTTGACATCGATGACAACAACCTCGACACTGAGCGCCTAGACATTGAGGCACTGAAGCGGCAGATGTACGAAGACTTTAAGCGCAACCGTACTCGTAAGAACATCAGCGATGTAATCCTGCTTGGTGCTGTCTATGGCACTGGTATCGGCGAGATCACGATTGCTGAAGATGTGGCACTGAAGCCTGCAATGCGGCCTATCCCTGAGATGGGTGTTACAGCCGTAGGCGTTGAAGAAGTGCCTAAGTTCAATGTTGCACTAAAGCCTATCAACCCCAAGAACTTCCTTATTGACCCCAACGCTACTAACATCGAAGAGGCACTCGGATGCGCTATCGAAGAGTACGTGTCCTACCACAGCGTCATCGCTGGTATGGAGTCTGGTGTTTATAAGAAAGTTTATAACCTTGGAATGGCAGCAACAGACACTGATCTGGAGCCAACACAAGAGGTAGTAGACTTCCAGCAAGACAAGGTTAAGTTGGTCCGCTACTATGGCCTGCTTCCTCGTTATCTGCTTGACTCCGATACGCAAGAAGAAGTTACCAGCCTGTTTAATAAGAAGGCAGAAGACCTTGGCATCGATGGTGCTTCCTACAGTGACTTGGTTGAGGCAATCGTAGTTATTGCGAATGATACTCATTTGCTAAAGGCTGAAGCAAGCCCCTACATGATGCAGGATCGTCCGCTGGTGGCTTTCCAGTATGACTCTATGCCCAATCGTTTCTGGGGCCGTGGCATCGCTGAAAAGGGCTACAACAGCCAGAAGATGATTGATGCACAGATCCGTGCTCATTTGGATTCGCTGGCATTGACCACTGTGCCGATGATGGGTATTGATGCAACTCGTCTGCCGCGTGGTGCTAAGTTTGAAGTACGTCCTGGTAAGACCATCCTGACCAATGGCAACCCTGCAGAGGTCTTGACACCGTTTAAGTTTGGTACTACAGACCCAGGCAACATTGACACAGCCAACCGCTTCATGCAGATGCTGTTGATGGCTACTGGCACTGTTGACTCTGCACAGATTGGTCCTGCTACGGCTGATGGCGGTGGCCTCAATCCTGCTCTGTCGGCGATCATCAAGAAGAACAAGCGTACTCTGATTAACTTCCAAGAGCAGTTCTTGATTCCTTTTGTGTCAAAAGCAGCCTATCGGTTTATGCAGTTTGACCCAGAGCGTTATCCTGCACAGGACTATAACTTCATTCCGTCTAGCAATCTAGGCATTATTGCTCGTGAATATGAGCAGATGCAGTTTATGAACCTGTTGAAGACCCTTGGACCTGAGTCGCCTGTGCTTCCGATGGTGATGAAAGCCATTATCGAGAACAGCGGACTGGCTAATCGTGAGGAAATGATTGCTCAGTTGAACCAGATGATGCAGCCCAATCCTGAGCAGCAGCAGGCACAACAGATGGCTGTCCAGTTGCAGATGCAGCGAGCACAGTTGGAATTGGCTGATTTGCAAGCAGACGTACAACTAAAACAGGCAAGGACACAAAATGAGGTCATTGATGCCCAGTTAAAACCTGCAGAACTGCAAGCCAACATTGCAGCCTCGGCCTCTAAATACTTGGGAGACTCTCAAAATGCTACTGCAGAATTTGAAAGACGCGTTAAAGTCGCTAATCTCGCTCTTAAAGAGAAAGATATCGATACTAAAAGAGAAATTGCTAACCTTCAGGTAGTTGCTGCAAGGCAGAACGCATAAACTTAGCAATTTTCTCATGTTCTTCGGCAGTGCCGTCGTTTTTAATGCGATTGGCACGCCAAGACACAATAACTACGTTGTCTTTGACGTAGCCTTTTGATGGGTCTACGCGATCAAATGATGGGGAATTTTCTATTCTTCCACCAATAGCAAAATAGTCCAGTTCAATTCCTAGAATTGGGCAATGAGTTGGAAAGGTAAGATCACCAAAGTCGATAGTAAATTCATGATTACCAGCATTTGCTTTTTTGTTTTTAAACTTTTCACGCATTGCTTGGTAAATTGCAGACTTTCTCCACTCTTGATCTTTCCATTTAGGCCCCCATTTTTTAAACATTTTGTCATTTAATATTTTTTCTTGTTTTTGTTTTTTGATAGCAAACGCATCAATTTTAAATTTTTGAGTAATTTGCTTTATACGCTGACGAGATACCTTTCCGTTAAGTTTTTTAGATATTTCAGTAAGGCCAAAACCTTCTTTAGCCCATTGTTTAACTAATTCAACTTCTTCGGTGGTTAATTTTGCAAAATGAGTACCTTTTGGCATAAATTCTCCTTAAAACAACATGGTAGCATGTTTTTAAGTTCTTGTCAAGCACTATTTTGTTAAACATAAACATGATATAATTACAGAAATGACACCGGAATTACAAAAATACTACGAATATCGTTTTGAAATGATGTCAGCACAGGGTTGGAAAGACCTTGTAGACGATTTAGAAAAACTAAAAACACAGTACGAGAACATTCGTAACTGCGATTCCTCAAACCTAGACTTCCGCAAAGGCCAAGTAGACATACTTGACTACATAATCGGCCTAAAAGAACTGTCTGAGAGAGCATTTGAGGAACTAAATGAAGAGAATATTTGATTTCCAGTGTGCCAAAGGCCACATAACTGAGAAATTTATCGATGATACGGTCAAAATCGTGCAGTGTCCGCACTGTGGAAACGATGCAAGCCGTCTCATTTCAGCGCCAAGGATAGGTTTAGACCCTATTTCTGGTGATTTCCCTGGTGCAACGATGGCTTGGGAAAGAAAACGCGAAGAAAAGATCAAGCAAGAGCGAAAGTCTGGACTAAGCGAATATTGGAGTGGTAAATAGACGGATAAGAGATCCCCGTCAAATTTGTAAGTGATCTTTCTTAATGCTGTTACAGCACGGGAGACAATAATGGCTGGTTTTATTGAGGAAAGTACGGAAGCAACTACACAGGAAGAAGTAAAAGCCACAGAGCCAGTGGTAGAAGAGCAGACACAAGAGGAACTCCCTGAGAAGTACAAGGGTAAAAGTGCCAAAGAGATTGCTCAGATGCACATGGAGGCCGAGAAGTTGATTGGCCGACAAGGCAGTGAAGTGGGTGAACTTCGACGACTCGTAGATGACTATATCCGCGCTCAAGCCGCAAGCAAACCGCAACTGAACGTAGAACCTGTCGAAGAAGAAGAATTCTTCGCTGATCCTAAGAAGGCAGTAGAGAAGGCAGTAGAGTCACATCCTGCTATTCAGCAAGCAAAACAGTTGAATGTGGAGATGACTCGCCAGCGAGCACTGGCTGCATTACAGGCAACACACCCAGATTACCAGCAGATTGTCTCTGACTCTGCTTTCCAAAACTGGGTATACGCATCTAAGGTGCGTCAAGAGTTGCTAGTTCGTGCAGATCGCCAATTTGACTTTGATGCAGCAAATGAGTTGTTGTCGCTCTACAAAGAGCGCAGCGGCACAGCATCAAAGACAGTAGAGGCAGAGAAACAAGCCAGAACGCAAGCGGTAAAAGCAGCCACTACGTCCGTATCTGCAGGCAGTGATGAGGCTCCTTCCAAGAAGATTTATCGACGTTCAGAAATTATGGAACTCATGCAAAAGAATCCTGATAAGTACGATGCAATGCAAGATGAAATTCTAGCAGCGTATCGTGAAAAGAGGGTTCGCTAACTTAACATTATTAATAAAGGACATTTATCATGGCATTTTATCCTTCTGGTGATTTTGTAATTAAGAGTGAAGTTGATACCGCAGGTTTTGTACCGCAGATTTGGTCTGATGAGATCATCGCTGCATACAAGAAGAACTTGGTTGCTGCTAACCTTATCAAGAAGATGAACTTCAAAGGTAAGAAAGGCGATTCCGTTACGTTCCCCGCTCCTGGCCGTGGCTCTGCCGCTGCTAAGACTGTTGAGTCGGCTGTTACAATGCAGCAGGCTACCGGTACCGGCATCACTGTAAACATCGACAAGCATTATGAGTACAGCCGTCTGATCGAAGATCTGGCTGAAGTGCAGGCTCTGTCGTCGCTGCGTCGCTTCTACACGGACGATGCTGGCTACGCTCTGGCTACTCAAATCGACACCGATGTGCTGAACAACTTCAGCAAAGCACAAGGCGGTGCTGGTAACGCAACATGGGACAAGGCTGTTATTGGTGGTGATGGCGATACCGACTACACTTCTGGCTCAAGCAACGCTACCGCTATTACCGACGCTGGCATCCGTAAAGTTATTCAGACTCTGGACGACAACGATGTTCCGATGGACGGACGTTCGCTGGTGATCCCGCCTGTTGCACGTAACACGCTGCTCGGACTGGCTCGCTTTACTGAGCAGGCTTTCGTTGGCTCTGGCGATTCGATCCGCAACGGTCAGATTGGTGACGTATATGGCGTTAAGGTCTATGTTTCGACTAACTGCCCCACTGCTACCGGTGGCGCTCGTATCGCTGTTATGTTCCACCCTGAGTACGGCGTTCTGATCGAGCAACTCGGTATCCGTGTTCAGACCCAGTACAAGCAAGAGTACCTTGCTACGCTGTTGACCGCTGATACGCTGTACGGTGTTGGTGAGTTGCGTGATACCTCGGCTGTCGGCATCGCTGTACCTGCATGAGGTAATATGTAATTTGCACGGCCTCAAAAGGGCTTGAGAACACTTCAAGGGGTAGTGTGTGCAAAACCCCTTACTTCTCTCTCAAAGGAGTTTTTATGTTGTTGACTTGTACTAAATGTAAAGAAGTAAAAGATTGTTCATTGTTTCATAAGTACGATAAAAAGAAAAACGGTTTTACATCACAATGCAAAGCCTGTCGTAATGAAGCAAGAAAACAAAATTATTGGAAAGATCCAGAAGCAAACAGACTAAGAGTAGCGGAATATAAAAAGTTTTTAAAAGAAACTGATCCATACAAACTGTTTATTACTGGTCGTAACAGTAAACTAAAGAAGGCATATGGTATAGATGTAAATCAATATCAACAAATGCTGGAAAGTCAAAACTTTAAATGTGCTGTATGCGGTAAAAAGCATATAGAATCAGAAAAGAAAAGACTTGTTGTAGATCACTGTCACAAAAGCAATAAGATTAGAGCACTTCTTTGTAATAACTGTAATAGAGCATTAGGATTATTGCAGGAAAATTTAGATACAATAGACAATCTCAAAAATTACATTTTAACTCATAAACAAGATTAAGGAGATAAAACATGGCTGTCAATCGAGGACGTTCCCAATTTCAGGGCATTTTTAATGAAATGTGGACTGTGTCGGAAACAGTAAACTTTGCTGAGGCTGCTACCGGTGCTGGTACGTTTGCTTCTGCAGAAGTTACCGTTCCTGGTGTTGCTCTTGGCGACATCGTAATGGGCATCTCTGCTGGCGTTGATACCGTTGATACGGTTATTGGCGGAGCAGTGACTGCTGCTAACACAGTTACGCTAACGCTGTTGAACAATACTGCTGGCGGTGTAAACCTTGCTTCTACAACTCT